CTCTTTGTTCCCGTCATGGGTCTATGGACCTCTAGTATCGGTATCATTGGACTCGCTCTTAATCTTCGTGCTTACGACTTTGTATCTCAGGAGATTCGTGCGGCGGAGGATCCAGAGTTTGAAACTTTCTACACGAAGAATATCTTACTTAACGAAGGACTTAGAGCGTGGATGGCACCAGTAGACCAACCACACGAAAACTTTGTATTTCCTGAAGAAGTATTGCCAAGAGGCAACGCTTTGTGATATACTGGGGGTCGGAAGACCCTCTTTTTTATGATCCTTTGGCACAAAACTATTAATCACCCAACTGGTTTTGTAGAAAAACTAGAGAAGCAGATTGTTTCTCAGCATAAATCAAAAAATTACTTCACCACATACAATGATAATACTGTAAAGAATGATCCCATTCTAGATGAATCCATAAACAACCATATCGAAAACTTCTATAATGACGTAGTGATAGAAATGATGAAAGATATTGGTATCCATGGTTTCTTAGAATATTATGAGAAGAAGGGTTCTCGTTGGGTTCAAATGTATAACTCAGACACAGATTCACATGGAGTTCATGATCATCATGGGTTTGGTGCGTTCGTCTCTTGGGTTCATGTATTAAAGGCATCCCCTCGACAAAAACCATTCTTCTTTATCAACTCTAGAGGAGAAAAATTACATCCTCTGTGTCAAAATACATCTGACATTTTTGCATTCCCTAGTTGGGCGTTGCATGGTGTAGATAAAGTTATAGAATCTGGTGTAAATAGAATTATTGTTGCAGGAAACGTTCACTTAAAATAATATGGAAATTACAATATACACTAAACCTGGGTGCGGTTATTGCACACAAGTAAAACAACTCATGGATCGTGCTGGGTTTCCTTACACAGAAATCAATGCCACTAGATCAGATCTAAGAGAAGAATTTCTTTCCAAATATCCTGATGCAAAAACCTATCCGTATGTTATAATTGATGGGGAACCAATTGGAGGTCTGGTCGAAACCGCCAAACTCTTTATTCAGAAAGGATATGTTTCTTCTGGAAGATGAATAAAAACGATGATGAAATCAAAATAAATAAAGGTATAGAGCTCATGCTCAGGAGAGAGAAACCTGCACCAAAAAGAAAAGGTGCGATTCTAGAACAATCATTCACCCTCCTGAGTAAAAAATTTCAATTTAAATTTGAATTTACTTGGGAGGATACTAACATCTAAGTAGAGGCACAGGTAATGCAAACATCAGTTATTCTTTTCTTCTCGGGAGTTTTTGTTTTCCTATCGATAATTGTAGGTATTATTGCTGGGTGGCATATTAATGATGTCGTTTATAACCTAGTTCAAAAGAAACAAGAGTCTCTACATCCAGAAATGTATGATGAAGACGGTCTATGGATTAACGAAGAGCTTCTATCAGTAAAATTTGTAAACGAGGAAGAGGAGGAGGATGATTATTATTGACATGAATCAGATTATGATTAGTAATCTGATGGCACAATTGAAAGGTGATCGACTAAATGAAAAACTTGTGCGACACATGGTTTTGAATTCGTTGAGATCTTATGAAAAACAATACGGAGAAAAGTATGGCGAGATGGTTCTCGCCTACGACTCCAAACATTATTGGAGAAAAGAAGTTTTCCCATACTACAAACAAAATAGAAAAAAAGATCGAGAAAAATCTGGTCATGATTGGTCTTCAATCTTCGAAGTCTTGAATAAGATTAGAGATGAGATCAAAGAATACTTTCCATACAAAGTAGTAGAAGTTCTTGGCGCAGAGGCAGATGATGTTATCTCTACACTGTGTAAAAACAAAGGTCCGAAAGAACTAATACTAATTCTATCAGGTGACAAAGACTTCATTCAACTTCATAAGTATCCTGGAGTCTATCAATACAATCCCATTACTAAGAAGAGTCTGGGGTATGACAATCCCCATGCTTTTATCAAAGAACACATCATCAAAGGAGACAAGTCGGATGGAATTCCGAACTTCCTGTCACCCGATGATTGTTTTGTAAAAGGAGAGCGCCAACGTCCAATCAGTCAAAAGAATCTTGCTAAGTGGGTAGACCAGTCACCAAATCAGTTCTGCTCTACCAAAGAGCAACTGGAAAACTATCATAGAAACCAGAGACTGATTGACTTTGATTGTATTCCTACCGAGATCGAAGATAAAATCTTGGAAGAATACAACTCAATAAATATAGTTGAGAAACAAGTTCCATTGGAATACTTTCAAGAGCATCAGTTAAATGATTTGATGCAAGATTATTTTTTTCGTAGTTCGACACCATTTAAAAAATGAAACTATTAATTTCAGAAGTGCTCCAAAAAGTGAGCAATGCAAAAACAAAAGCAGAAAAGATTAAACTTCTGCAAGAATATAACACTAATGCTTTGCGTTCAATTCTCATTGCTAATTACGATGAGAGTATTATTTCGATGCTTCCAGAAGGACCAGTTCCTTACGAAGCAAACGACGCTCCTAAGGGCACTGATCATACAGTTCTGGAGAAAGAGTACCGCCGCCTCTACTTGTTCTTTAAGGGTGGTTCTAGTTCATTGAAACAGTCGCAGAGAGAGAACCTGTTCGTACAGATGCTAGAAGGTCTTCATGAAGAGGAAGCAAATCTTCTTGTTCTCGTCAAAGATAAAGCACTTCAACAAAAGTATAAAATCACTCGTGCTTGTGTAGAAGAAGCATTCCCTTCTATTCAATGGGGTGGTCGCGCTTGAGATTTATTCATAGAGATTGTGATCCAACATTAGCAGAAGATAGATCTCTGCCTTGTACTACGTACCTAGTTGAATATCTTCAAGATGGTATGACACATTTTGATATTGTTATGAGTGGTAAAAAAGCAGAGATCTTTGATTATTATTGGGATAATTATCGTGAAGATCTAATTAGATTTACACAAACTGAAGGTCGAACTAATCCAAAACTTTGGGACTTTAAACCAAAAGGTAAGAAAAAATGAGCACAACTGGTAGACAAAGTAGCAAATCAAATACATTTTGTATTCAGTATTGGCCAATTAATTTGCCAAATAAACCAAAAGTAATGCGTAGAATTAATGCAAACGGTGTTGTAGTTTCTGCTAACAAGTATTCTGAAGTCTTTATGTTTGATTCACTTCAAGACGCTTGGCAAGATTGTAGATGGTTTTATGATCATGGATATGATTGCAAGATCAGAAAGTGCTGCCTAAACAAAAATGATACTTTCTGGTTAATCTAATGGGCGATCACTTTTTGTTGAACCTTTATGGTTGTGATCCAGATAAACTAAACAACGAAAAGTTTCTGGTGGGTATGCTTGAACAAGCAGTTCAAGTAGGTAAGATGACTTTACTGAATCTTATGACTCATAAGTTTGAACCACAAGGAATAACAGCAGTAGCACTGCTATCTGAAAGTCATATCAGCATCCACACTTGGCCAGAAGAATGTTCTTGTGCTGTGGATGTATATACATGTGGAGAGAATGCTAGACCACGCCTATCATGTGACCTAATTATTCGTGAACTTGATTGCCAAGATCCTAGGGTCACCCACATTAAAAGAATCTAAACGGTATCAAATGTTACCATTTGACACCCCTATATATTAGTGGTATAATTACCATACGTTCATCCCCTCGGGGACGCAAGTAAGTCGCGGAACGGAGCGTTCATCCTATGTTATCATTAGCACTGATCTTCTTTAGTCATATTCCTGCAGAGCACATGCTTCGCTGTGAAGATTATCAATGGTTGAAGAATGGTCTTGAGGAATCTGATCTTTTTAGTCCATCTGAAAAGAGTGAGATGATCCTTCACTGGATTAATCATACAGACCCTCAATGTTTTGATAACTAGGACGCACACGACTGAAGGAACGGGGCATAAAAATCCCATTTCTTTAGGAGTAATCCAATGCAAATTTTAAATCTCTATAACAATCAGAACACCTATCGTGGTATCGTTTATGATCCCCACGCTCAAAAGGAAACTGAAGTAAGAACCTTTGTTGAGACCTATCGTGGTGTTAAGCACGAAGAGACCAAGGAGGTTATCAAATGAAGAAAGTAGTTTCATCTAACTGGCTCTCTGTCATTAAGGCAAAGCAAGTCAAAGAAACCAAACTTCATAACGCTCAACTTTGTATGGCAGGTCACTGTCCAACAAAGGTGAAGTAATGGAAGATTACACATATCACAGTGATGATATGGATGCAGATAACAGACCACCTGCTTGCTACCAACTAACTTATAGGGGGTGCAAGTACTGGTCTTGTTATAGAATACACTTGCGAGAATGGTTCGAAGATCTACTATCTGTAGAACCTATCTTCAACAGGAAGGGTTGACTCCCTTCCTTTTTTTGTGCTATAATGTTCTCGTTGCAACACTGCACATGGAAAAAGACAAACTAAAACTAATAGTAAAAAATCTAGAACTTCTTGTGGAAGCATTAAAGTCTGAAGTATACTCAGACACTGCAGCATATAAGATTGGACTGCAGCAAGATGAGAAGAAGTTTGGATTTGATTATAGTGAAAACGATGACGATGGGTATCCAGACTAATGTATGAATCACTAAACTGTTTTGAGGAAGCACTCAAACACTTCGGCACTAGAGTCGAAATGATTACTGCCATGGAGATGGCAAAGAAAATCTCACCTGAAGATGCTTATCAAGCAATCAAGGCAGAGATGAAAGAAGTCAAAGCATGTCGTAAAAAATTTAACAAACAGGAGTGTTGATGGAAGTAAAACTAATCACTGTAACCCCAGACGCAGAGAAAAATATTGCTTACATTGCTCGTGTAAGTAATCCTAACAATCAAGAAAATCCAAACTACGCTAAACTACTAGCGTATTGTATTAAGCATGGGCATTGGTCTGTGTTCGAACAAGCACATATGACTCTTGAAATAAATACTACCCGTGGATTGGCAGCGCAAATTTTGCGTCACCGTTCCTTTACCTTTCAAGAGTTTTCACAACGCTATGCGGACACGAATCTACTTGGTCATGAAATTCCTATCCCAGATCTTCGATCTCAAGATACGAAAAATAGACAAAACTCGGTGGATGATATCAGCGCCGAAAAGAAAGCTGTTCTTCAGGGGCACATTGCTAGACATTTTACCCAAGGCATTGATCTCTATAACGAGCTTCTTCGTGAAGGGGTTGCTAAAGAGTGCGCCCGTTTTGTTCTTCCTTTGGCTACTCCTACACGTCTATACATGACAGGCAATCTTCGCAGTTGGATGCACTATATAGATCTACGTTCTGCTAATGGAACACAGAAAGAACATATGGACATTGCTCTGGAGTGCAAGAAGATTTTTACCGAGCAGTTTCCAATCATCACAGAAGCTTGGGAGCAAAAATAATGCCTACCTATCCTGTAATAAATAAGTCTACTGGAGAGACTAAAGAAGTTAAGATGAGTATCCATGACTGGGATCAATGGAAAATTGATAACCCAGAGTGGGAACGATACTTTACTCCAGAAAACTCTCCTGGTTTCGGTGAAGTCGGTGACTGGCGAAACAAAATGAACAAGACTCATCCTGGATGGGGTGAGCACATGCGAAAAATGGCAAACATGCCAGGTTCTAAAGTTGAATGGTAATCACATATGCCCAGAGCAAGAAAAAGAAACACACCTGATATCAATGGTATGTCTGCAAAGCAGATGCGTAGAAAGAAACCAATCAATTCTGACTACCTTCTGAATATTGAACCACTGACTGAGAATCAGAAGACGATGTTTGAGCAGTGGGGTCAAGGTAAAAACATTTATTCTTATGGATGTGCTGGAACAGGTAAGACTTTCGTTGCTCTATACTTAGCACTTCGAGATGTTCTTGATGAATACACAGCATATGAAAAAGTATACATTGTTCGATCTCTAGTTGCTACTAGAGAGATTGGTTTCCTTCCTGGTACACACGAAGATAAAGCATCTCTATATCAAATACCATATAAAAACATGGTAAAATATATGTTCGAGATGCCAGATGACAATGCATTTGAGATGCTCTATGAGAATCTTAAGGCACAGGAAACTGTATCGTTCTGGTCTACTTCGTTCCTCCGTGGAACAACTCTTGATAACTCCATCGTTATCATTGATGAGTGCCAGAACTTAAACTTCCACGAACTTGATAGTATCATCACCCGTTGTGGTCAAGATACTAAGATCATTTTCTGTGGTGATGCCAATCAGTCTGACCTTCAAAAGACAAACGAACGTACAGGTATCCTAGACTTCCAAAAGATTCTAAAGAATATGCCAGATGATTTTAGTTTAATTGAGTTTGGTATTGAGGATATTGTTCGCTCTGGTTTGGTTAAAAACTATCTAATCGCTAAACTTAATCTAGGATT